TTAGTTCAGGCTTAGCTATAATGGCTTGCAATAGACACTTATATACACCAAAAGAAGAGAGACAAACAAGAGTATTAAACTTTGGATTTACAAAATACGATAATAACGGAACATTCTCAAAAATAATTAAATAGATGTCAAAAACATTACCAAACGGCATATTCCCTAGCCAAGCAGTTAGTGATTCAGAAAAAGCTTCGTACAATTACGGGCTTGATGTCGCTAGCGCTATAGAAACAGAATGGTTTAGAAGAGATTCTGGTGATATTAGATTTTTTGCTAATAGGGATAATTTCCATAGGTTAAGGCTTTATGCAAGAGGAGAGCAATCTATACAAAAATATAAAGACGAATTGTCAATTAATGGCGATTTGTCATATTTAAACATAGATTGGAAGCCTGTTCCGATTATTCCAAAATTTGTAGATATAGTTGTTAATGGTATTAACGATAGGCTATATGAAATAAAAGCTTACTCGCAAGATCAATTAGCTATAAGTAAAAGATCTAGTTATGTGAATGGCTTGCTAAGTGATATGTATGCTCGTGATTATAAAGAAGCATTTAAAAAAGAACTTGGTGTAAATTTATTTACGGTAGCTGAAGATAACATACCTAATAATCAAGAAGAGCTTGATTTGCATATGCAATTAAACTATAAACAATCTATAGAAATTGCAGAAGAAGAAGCTATTAATAACATATTTGATCATAATAAATATAGCTTAATAAAAAAGCGACTTGATTATGATTTAGCGGTAATTGGTATAGCTTCTGCAAAAACTACATTTAATACATCAGATGGCATAAAAGTTGAATATGTAGATCCAGCTGATATTATTTATTCTTATACTGATTCTCCGTATTTTGACGATATATATTATGTAGGTGAAATACGTAAAATATCCATAGTTGAATTGAAGAAGCAATTCCCTCAATTAACTGACGAGGATATTAAAGAGATTGAAGGCATGGGTAACACAAGCTTAATGTATAATAAAGCTTACAATCCTGCGGAATCTACAGATAAAAATATAGTGCACGTTTTATATTTTGAATATAAAACATTCCACAACCAAGTATATAAGATTAAAGAAACCGCAACTGGTGCTGAAAAAGCATTAAGAAAAGACGATAAATTTAATCCGCCTAAAGACGACAGAAGTAGATTTGAAAAAATACAAAGAACTATTGAGGTACTTTATAATGGTGTAAAAATTATAGGCCATAATAAAATACTTAAATGGGAGATGGCTGAAAATATGACAAGACCTAAGTCTGATACGACCAAGGTTAATATGTCATATAATATAGTTGCGCCAAGAATGTATAGAGGTAAGATTGAATCACTTGTCAGCAGAATGACTTCATTCGCTGATATGATACAGTTAACACACCTTAAGTTACAACAAGTATTATCTAGAATGGTTCCAGACGGTGTTTATTTAGATGCCGATGGGATTGCTGAAATAGACTTAGGTAATGGAACTAACTATAACCCACAGGAAGCACTTAATATGTATTTCCAAACTGGATCTGTTATAGGTAGATCTATGACACAGGACGGCGAGTTTAATAATGGCAAAATACCAGTACAAGAACTGCAGTCTAGTGGATCTCAGGCAAAAATATCTAGCTTGATTAATTCGTATAATTATTACATGCAAATGTTGCGTGATGTTTCTGGATTAAACGAAGCTAGAGATGGTAGTATGCCAGATGCTAATGCACTTGTAGGGCTACAAAAACTAGCTGCTGCTAATTCAAATACCGCAACTAGGCATATATTAACTGCTGGATTATATTTAACTCTTAAAACAGCTGAAGCAATTTCACTTAGAATAAGTGATGTATTGGAATTTGCAAATACAAAAGATTCATTTATAAAAGGCATTGGAAGATTTAATGTAGCTGTTCTTGAGGATTTAAAGGATTTGCACCTTCACGACTTTGGTATATTCTTAGATTTAGCGCCAGATGAGGAAGAAAAAGCTAAGCTAGAAAACAATATACAAATAGCATTGCAGAGAGATCAAATATATCTTGAAGATGCTATTGATATTAGAGAAATAAAAAATGTAAAGCTAGCTAATCAGTTATTAAAGATGCGCCGTCGTAAAAAACAAGAATACGATATGCAAGTTAAAATGCAAAATATACAAGCACAAACCGAATCTAACACACAAGCAGCACAAGCAGCGGCAATGGCTGATATGCAAAAGCAACAAGGTATAGCTGAAAGTAAAGTGATGATTAATAAGTCACAGCTTGAATACGATTTAGCTAAGCTTGAAAGAGAAGCGGCTATTAAGAAAGAACTTATGCAATATGAGTTTGAGCTTAGTATGCAGCTTAAACAAATGGATTTACGGGTAATAAATGATAAAGAGAAGTATAAAGAAGATCGTAAGGACAAACGTACAAAACTTCAAGCTTCTCAACAATCTGAATTAATTGATCAGAGAAAAAACAATAAGCCACCAAAAGATTTTGAATCAGCTGGATTTGATGTTTTAGGTGGATTTGGTTTAGAGCAATTTGAGCCTAAATAAAAAATAAAACTAATCTTATAATATTATATTATGTCTGAAATTAAAGTTAAAGTTATAGATGCTGAACAGCCTTCTATAGCAGAAAAAGAAACATCAGTGTTGGAAAATGCAGGTGTTAAAGTTACCGAAGAAAATGGTACATACAAAGTAGACTTAAGTAAATTTAAACAAGATGCCGTTCAAGAGCAAAGCACAGATGGCAGCATGCTACGCGCAGAAGAATCCAAAGTGGGACTGCAAGGAGTGGAGTCAGAAAACAAAGAACAAGCAGTCGCTACCGAAGAGGCTGAAGAGAAAATAATCGAACTAATACAAGATGCAGATGATACTATCAAAGAGCCAGTGCTGCTGCGAGAAGAAGGAAATGGCAACGCGGAACAAACCACTACCGTTCATGTCGAAACTTCCGATGCCGCTCAAAGTGAAAAAATAGAGCTACCTGAAAATGTACAAAAGCTAGTTGACTTTATGAAGGAGACTGGTGGTACATTAGAGGATTACGTTAGGTTAAATGCTGATTATACAAAAGTTGATCCTGACACCTTATTAAAGGAATACTATAAACAAACAAAATCACATCTTGATAATGATGAAATTAATTTTTTAATTGAAGATTCATTTTCATTTGACGAAGATATGGATGATGAGCGAGACATCAAAAGAAAAAAGCTCGCATTTAAAGAAGAAGTTAAAAAAGCCAAAGAATTTTTGTCAACGCTTAAGGACAAATACTACGATGAAGTCAAGTTGGGTTCTCGTTTAGCTCCAGAGCAGCAAAAAGCAATTGACTTTTTCAACCGATACAACAAGGAGCAATCCGAATTGCAAACCGTGCAAGAAAAATTAGCGGGTCATTTCGTAAAAGAAACCGAAAAAGTTTTCAATAATGAGTTCAAAGGTTTTGAATTTAAAGTTGGAGAAAACAAATATAGGTACAACGTGAAAGACCCTGTGCGATTAAAACAAGAGCAAAGTGATTTAATTGAGTCATTTAGTGGTTTTCTAGACGAAAACAATATGATTAAAGACGCAGTTGGTTACCATAAAGCTTTATTTACCGCAAGAAACGCTGATGCTATTGCAAACCATTTTTACGAGCAAGGGATGGCAGATGCTATTAAAAAAATGAGCGCTGAATCTAAAAACATAAATATGGATCCACGTAAAGTAAATACTGGATTTATAGACGCTGGTGGAGTAAAGGTAAGAGCGGTTAGCGGTGACGATAGTTCAAAACTGAGAATTAAAATAAAAAGTTAAAAATTTAAAACACAAAAATCATGGCAAACGGAGTAAATCCAACCGCGGGTAGTGCACTAATCTTAGGCAATGCCCTCCCAATTAAACAAGCTGCCGCAGGCAACTACCTTGACTTTACGTCAGCTGGTGTTGCTGGATGGGCACAACAATTTTTACCAGAACTATACGAGGCTGAAGTAGAGCGCTACGGAGATCGTACCATTTCTGGATTCCTTCAAATGGTAGGCGCTGAAATGCCTATGACCTCTGATCAAGTTATCTGGTCTGAGCAAGGTCGTTTGCATATTCACTATTCATCAGTTTCTATTTCTGATGCTAGCGCAAACCAAATCACTTTCCCAGCTAACCACGCTATTAAAGTAGGTCAGACTTTGGTAATCAAAGGTAAGACAGATGTCCGTACAAGCATTGTAAAAGGTTATGTTAGTTCATTTGTAAGCGATAACGTAGCCGTTGTACTTCCTTATGGTGCAATTAGCCTTGATACTGCTTTTGATGATTCAGACACTGCAGACGTATTTGTATTTGGTTCTGAGTTCAAAAAAGGTAGCTCAGCTGTAGCAACTGCTGCTCAGCCACAGTTTGTATCTTTGACTAACAAACCTATCATACTACGTGACTACTACGAAATCAATGGTTCTGACGCTGCTCAAATCGGGTGGGTTGAAGTAACCGGAGAGTCTGGTCAATCTGGATACCTATGGTACGTTAAAGCAGAAGGAGATACTCGTTCTCGCTTTGAAGACTATATGGAAATGGCATTGGTTGAAGCTGAAAAAGCTATAGTCGACGTAGATGGTGTTACTGAAGGAAACCAAAATTCTGCTGCTTACGCTGCTGATATTCACGGTTCTGAAGGTCTTTTTGCTGCTATTACTTCAAGAGGACACGTTACCGCTGGTATTGCTGGTTCTTCAGCTACTGATGACCTAGAGTCTTTTGACTACATCCTTAAGAAACTTGACAAAGAAGGTGCTATTGAAGAAAATATGTTGTTTAACAACAGAGAAGTTTCTTTAGCTATCGATGACATGCTTGCTGCTCAAAACTCTTACGGTTCTGGAGGTACTTCTTACGGAGTATTTAACAACAGCGCTGACATGGCATTAAACCTTGGTTTCTCTGGATTCCGCAGAGGTTCTTACGATTTCTACAAAACTGACTGGAAGTATCTTAACGATGCTACCACTCGTGGTCTAGTTGGTGGAGTTCGTGGTGTTCTTGTTCCAGCTGGTACTTCAACCGTTTATGACAAAGTGCTTGGTAAAAACATCAAACGTCCATTCTTGCA